CTATTATGTATTATATCATAGACTTTTTTAAAAAGTACGCAAAAAATGCGACAAAACTGCGACAATTTCTTTAATTTCATTAGAATATTCATTTGCGATTTTCTCTATTGCATAAGATGCAATTCTTTGGCAATTTCTGATGCTATAATTATTCTTCTTGCTTATGTATCGCCATTTATGTCTTTCAATATATCTCATTGTTAAAATATTTTTCTCTATATTAGATAACGATGCTAATATACTATTCACAGTAAAAATGATAAAAAGTGATGCAAGCAATTTATTTTTCATTTCTATATCTTCAAGTGCTATATTTTCTGTAATGCTGTTAAATTTATATGTTTTCCCAGATTTTATACCTGCATTAATAGCTGGTAGCTCAGATATTTCATTGTATTTTATGTTATAAAATTCCAATTTTGCTTTAATAACATTATACTTTTTTAAAATACTTTCAACATCTTTTTGAATTTCTTTAGGTGTTTTCAAAGCTATCATCCCACCCATCAAATTTTAACCCCTTTATTGCTTTCCATCAGCCATTTATAAAACTCATATCCTTTTGGATATTTCTGATTCCAAAGTTCCTTTGTTATGTCTTTATATCTTTTCTTCCTTTTCTTCTTCGTCAACTTTTCCCCTCCTAAACAGAGTCAGGGATAGCTTTAGCTACCCCTCTTTAATCTCCACTGTAACCTTCAAAACTTTATTTTTACATGTTACAAGCTTTACAGCTTCTGATAAAAATGTTTCAGGAATATCGAACTGTACCCTTGCGCCGTCACCACCAAATTTAAGTCCTGATTGAATTGGCGGTATTGATGCTAAAAATTCAATTTTACCCATTATGATACCTCCTCTATGTTCTATCGAATATATACTCATCATTCGCAACCATCTCAATTTCTTCAAGACTAATTTCTACTCGTGGTCTTTCACTATAAAATTTTTTTACCGTTGCTTCAACAATTTGCTTATCATCATCATACGCAAGATGATTTAACGCATCTGTAACAATCTTGCCAATATTATCCCAATCTGGTTTTTTAGTCGGTCTAATTTTGCCTGATAACATTTCTTCTCTTTTCTTTTTGCTTATACTAGCTGGAATTGGAAAATAGGCTGTAATATCTATCTTAAGAGGCCCTTTAAATTGTCTATAAAAATTCCGCATTGTGTACATCTCTTTTATGAATGTTTCATAATCAACTGTATCTTTTGGTGTATATGTAATTCCGTTTTTTAAAACTCTTGGTCTTTGTTTCCCAAGTGGCTTTCCGGGTATTGTTAATTTTAGATAGTTCATAATTCTCACCTTTCTCCTATCCATATTCCTTTTTCTTTTGAATGTTCTCGTATTGTATGAAATGCCGCCCAAATGCCTGTGTATTTCACAAATTCTTTTTCAACTATGCGATGTCTTTCTTTATACGGCGCATTTAGATATGCGCTCATTGCCTTTCTAAGTGCTATTTCTATCTCAGGCGATTCCCAGTCTATACGTGACATATTTATTCCCCTTCTTTGTATATTTTTATTAGCTCAGTATCTATAGTCGCGTTAGGTTTCATTAAACAATCTACTAAATCACATATTTTAAAAAGCTTGTCTTGTATTTCATCAGGTACAACCGGAACAATCTCCATTGCAGTCTTTTTAATCTCCATCAATTCTTCCATCTCTCACGCCTCCTTTAAAAACTTTAATTTAGCATTTCCGCACGCAATATCCGCTTTATTTATGCATGTCCTATATCCCTTTTTCTGCACTAAGTAAAAATGTTCGTATTCTTTTATAAGTTCACCCTTACCTCGAATTATCTCTCTTTTTCTTTTCTTGTCTTTACCATCCCCATTTTTCAAATTCATCTCAAATTCAACCTTCATAATTTATCTCTTCCTCCCCATATTGCTTTAATGTAATCTACTATGTCTCTAACAGTCTTGCACTTGAGAGCATCTTCATCGGGTATTGATATAATAAACGTATCTTCAATATCGCATATTATCTCAATAAGTGTTAATGAATTTATATTAAGGTCATCAATTAAGTTCGAATCTATTTTTATTTCTCTCTTCGGGATCCCTGTCTGCTCGGATATTATGCTTTTAACTTTGCTCAATATTGTCATCATTTCTTGCCTCCCTCTATAAGCTTAAAATCATGCTTATTTGCAAGCATTGCTATATCGTTTTTAAGCTTCTCTGGTAACAATGCTTCTTTCTTCTCCCGTTCCTGGACCTGACTAAACATCTTGAGAAATTGCCCTCTCACAACTCCCGGCTCTTCACTAAGGCATATCTCACGCCACCCCATATATTTTGCAACCTTTGCTACAGCCGGGCTCATGCTTGCTAATGCCTCTTCTTCCCTGTATGAACCATAGTGGCGTATTGCTTTTTCAACTTCTCCCCATGCTTCGGCAGGATCCAGCTGTTCTCCTTTGGGTGTAGTTATTTCCGCTGCTTGTTTCCTGACGTCTGCAATTGCGGGTGGAAATGGATTTTCAAGTATAAGTTTTTGCACTGCCATTTGCACAATTCTATAATCTAAATCTCCGAGCATTTCGTGCCATACCTGCAATGTCAATCCTGCCTTGTCAACTTGGAATCGTGGATATGCAGCTGCTATGATAGACAATATTCTTGACGTTTCATTTAGCGTCATTCTTAATTAACCTCCCATATACTTTTTTCTTGTCCTTTTTGATCTTCAGTTCTTTTGACTAATTCAAGAGCATTTCGCACGTTTTCTGGTAAATCATTAATAGGTGCAGCTCTATTGTCATACGTACCTTCAAGCACTTTTACAAGGTTATTGCTATTAATCAACCAGTCAAAGTTGCAACCGGTCCATTTACCATTGCGTCCTGATAAAAAGTCGCTTGTTTCGGCTTTCCTGAAGGCTTGTTCAAAGGCAGAAATATTCTCATGCATATTATGCCATGCGGTTTTTATGCTTCTTTTACGCTTATTAGTTATTTGCTTTATTTTAGGCAGTGACTGACATATATCGTTATAAAGATTGGCTATTTCCTGATATGGTACTTTATCTTGTTGTGTTTGCGAGGTTGTGTCGCCAGTTTCTGGCGACAATATATCTTCGGATTCGTATTCGGATTTGGATTCTGATTCGTATTCGGATTCTCGGGGACATATGTTATCATCTGATATCATATGATTGTATGTGCTATCAGATTGTTGTTGTGCTTCATCAGGTGAAGGATACTTGCTTTTCTTTGCTCTCACTTGCTGATGCTTTTCCCATGTTGTTACGTATAAATATGGCTTATTGTCAACTTCATATAAATGTATTAATCCCACTTTAACTAATTTATTAAGCCATTTATTTATATCTGATTCTTTAACCTTATCTATTTTAAGAGGATATCCTTTTGCTCTTAAGATAGCTGACCTTGCATCCATGCGACCATAATCATCACACATAACTAATAATCTATAAAAGAATATTTCTTCCTCAGGATCCAATTGTGCAATTGTATCACTTGTGCATATGCTTTCTTTAAGTATTCTATTTGGCATCTTCCTTCACCCTCCAATTTGGTACTTAATGAATATCCTTCCGTCTAAAATAATTTTGGGAGAGGCTCAATTAAGAGCCGCATAATTACCATTTGATTCTATTTCGGATAAATTGTATTAGCGCCCATGTCTCATTTCTATCTAAATTCACAAGTGTATCTTCTTTGCTATCATCTTCACTAACAAGTCTTAACGTGATTCTTTCATCACTGTTGTAGGATATTTGTAATTTGCCACGTACTGTAGAATTGAATATTTCTCTCATCTCATGAAAATCTCTACTAACTATTTGCATTATTCTTCATCTCCCTTTAGAAAATCGGGTAAATCTTCTTCATTAGCTTCAATTGCTGGGTTATCATCTTCCTCAATTGAATTATCATCAATTGGCTCATCTTCAATGACTTCTCCAGTTTCTACGTCAATTATGTTGCCATCTTCATCGCTTTTATCTTCATAATCTTCTTGATTGTCAACATACTCATAATCAATGCCTTTCTTGCTTTCATGGATAACCGCTTGATCTGCTTTTAGTACAGTTTGCATATCTATGCTTAAAATTCCATATTTGCTTAACATATTCTTTATTACTGTTTTCTTTGCCATCTCATCAAAGTCGGTTCGCCATGGGCCATTATTAAAGCTCTTGCTATATCTTTTTGCATGTTCTACAACTTGCTCGATTGGCCAATACACCATTTTCTCAAATCCATTTATAAGTCTGAAATATGCTGCATAGCCAATAACTTTGTTTGATTTTTTAGCCTTGAAGTCTAATATAATGTCCTCTGTAAGTGGATTAAATTCTACTAATTCACCTTCGTAAACTGAGATAACGTTTATTTTTTTATATTGTCCTGTGCGAAGTGCCAGTTGTATTATGCCTTTGTAGCCAATTTGGAATTGCGCCTTGTATACACCTTTATCTCGATAAGGAATAATCCAGCTAAATCCCAAATTAGGGTCCACTGGTAAATCCAAAGTCGCTGCTACCATAGCTGATGATAATATTGAATTGGCGTCACATTCTCTTAATTTTGGATTGCTATTCATCATGTTTGTGATAGATGTTATAAAACCGTTAGCTTTCTTTCCGAGTACCTCTTGAAATCTCTTTTTTACGTCTACGTTGTTGAGTAAGAATTTTATCCTCTGATAATTGTCTATTGCTTTTGTATTTGTTGCCATATTAATCAACCTCCACCTCAAATTTATCTGGTCTTTCTTGAATCTCAATTCCGTCTATAAGCTCGCCTGTTTCTTTGACAATCTTCTTAATATCGTTTTTGTTATATTTTTCAATTACCTGTATCAATTCAGGTTTATTTTGTTTAAGCCACGTCAGGATCTTCTCATCATCAAATTGCCATTCAGGCTGTTGCTTCCTAAACCTAATGGTTCCATGCGGAAGTTTTATACTCTTACATTTTGGATCTTCTTCTGCTGCTTTTGTTAGGTATTCCTGTAATAGTCCTGTAAGATAATCAATTCGCTCTTGTGCATGCCGATTAACATTATTTAGCCATTCATTAAGCCTTTGTATTTCTGCATTTACTATGTCTTGATTTTCTTGCATTTCTTTCTTATACGCTGCAATTTTTCTTAAACACCATTCTGCCGACGCTTTATCCGTTACTTTAAATTTCTCGTGTTCATGCTCATATTCGTCATATTCAATTTGTGTTTCTGCTTCGTAGATCTCATGCATTTCAAGACTATTCATTTTATATCCCCTTTCATTCCCAGATTATTTCTTTTATCATGTCATCTAAAATAATCTCTGCAAAAAATTCTTCATCTTTAAAAAGTTTTTCTATTTGTGCTTTGCTTATTTTGATTATTGCTTTTCCCGTTTCTTCGTCATCTTCAATCGAAATGCTGTTTTTAAGCGCATTTTCTATGCTTTCGTAATATCTGAACTCGTTAGGCGTTAAAGCGATGATATGAATATCTTTCATTTTTAAATCCCCTTTCATTTTTTTTGCTTGAGTTATCACATCGGCTGTGATATACTCAAGTTAGAAGAGTTTTATTGTGCCTTTAAATTAAGGCCTTTTTTTATTTCCAAAATTCTATTCCGTGTCTGACTTGTCCGTTTTCTAACGTTGATGTTATACCAAATAACTTATATAAAAGCATTGCAAGTCTTACTGACATCTTTAAATCCCCCTTTCATCTCGCAAATATGACAGCAAGTGCTGCACCTGCCATTTCGTCTATTTCTTTTGTTACATGTTGCCATCTTTCTTTTTCTGTATCATCAACTACACCATCAGCTGCAATCTTAATCATGTCTTTTTTAACAATTTCCAAGTCATCTGTTTCACTCTGCAGTGTCAATACCGATTCAGGTAAAATCGTTAGATTTAAGTCTGGAAGATATTTTTGTCCAACTTTTGTGCATTGCTTTAAATGCTTATAGCCAAGCCAAGGTGCTTTATATATTTCAACCATGTCACATACAACATCATCAGGCGGTATTGTTCTATTTGTTTCATAATCTATAAGTGATCTTGTACTGATATGTAGAAGTTCCGCTGCTTTGTCTTGTGTAAAACCTGCATTTTTTCTAGCCTCTTTATAAATGTTTGTGCAATATTTATTCATTCACTTTCTCCCCTTTCTGCTTTATAATGAATTCAGAAACACTTCTTATGACATTTTCGAGATCTCACATCTGACTGTAGTAAAGTCTTAATTTCTCATGATATTCCTCATTATAATCTGCAATTTCATCTCTCAATTTTTTTATTATCATGTCAGCTTTCTCTGCCTGTCTTTTTAATTCTTGCAATTCCTTTATGCGTCTATATCTAAACTCTATTTGCATTTTAAGCGTCGCTAATTCTCTATCAAGTTCATCAATGCTTGTTGTTTCTATATATCTTTTCTGTACCTGTATCATTCTTAGCCCTCCTTTAATCCGTGTTCTTTAGCTTTCTTTATAATTGCACATATATTGCAAACTGTTTCGATTTCCCAACCTGACAGCCAGCGCAATGTTCTTACTTCATCTTTTGTTAAATTAAGATCTTTAACTGCATCTAAAATCATTTTTTCTCTTTCATTTAAAAAGCCGTCCAACATAAATCTCACTTCCTTTCTTTAATAAACTTTCCTTATTCCTCGTTGTATAGGCTTTTCTAATGCTTTCTTCTCTTGTTCTTCCATCCATCTATCAAGAGCCTCTTTCCTGAAGAGTTTTCTACTACCGCACGCAATGTATGGGACTTCATGCTTTTTAGCCATGTCTAACAATTTCCAGTAACTAATCCCAAGATATTGCGCTGCTTCATTTGCTGTCATTGTAACTTGTATTACTTCCTCTTGTCTTAAATCCATTTGAATTACCTCCTTGTAATCATTGAACATTTTCTTTATTGATTTCTTGCATGCTTTTGAATTTATTAATGAAGTATATCTGTCCTTTGCCAGTTACTTTAGCTGTTTTAGAAATTGTCACATGACCGTCGCTGTGAGTTATTGAAGTTTCTTTGATTCTAAAAAGTCCTAATTCCATAGACCGCTGTGTCGGCATATTGTAATCTGTGCCCTTCCTACTGATTAAGTATCCATTGCTACGCATCCATTCAAACAATCTTTTTTCACCAATATCAATTCCATTTTGTTTAAGCAGTTTTGCTAATTCTCCAATAAGAATTGCTGTATCTGATATTGCTACACTGTCTGCGAATAATACTTTTGGTTTATCTGCCTTAACTTTTTCTTCAAGCTTAAGTTTTTCCTCTCGCTCTTGTTTAAGCTGTGTTGCAAGCTGTATTATTGTATCAGGATTAAGTAACACTTCTTCAATTTTCTCTGGTGTAAGATATGCTCCATGTTTGCGTATAGATTCAATAACATCCCATACCCAATCCATAAATGCGTCTGCTTTAGGCTGTCGGCTAAACCTGCATATTTCATATATGCCTTTGTAGTTATATGCTATAATCTGTCTTGAAACTTCTCTATTTCCTTCAACTTTCCTCAAATTGAGGATAGTTGAAAACTTGTCTAATCTGTCTCTATTGCGGTCATGGATATTTGCAATCGCCTTATCTGGGTCTGCATAACCTAAAGCTTTGCCAATCTGTTCTCTTGTAACCCAAATTTCTTTATTTTCGTCCTGCCAAAAATCACATTGAATTTGCTCAAAGTTCTCAGATTTTATAAGAGTTAAATTATTCATGCTTTTTGTTCCCTCCTTGTTTTTTATGGTAAAATTTTGTTAAGGGGAGGTGATACTGTGGATATAAAAAAGCTTAGTGAAATATTATTGGAGTTACGTTATGCTAGCATCCAATTAGGCGAACATCCATCAGAGGATGAAATTCAAACTTTAATGCATAAATACGACATGCTTTTCTTAGGTGAAAAATTTAATCATATTTACTCAATTGAGCTCTGTCATAGCTTGAAGCTGTCTCTTATACAGATCTGACCCTGCCGACGATCTTACGC